TGTTTGCTTGATAAGTCAAGTATAAGACCTAAAGCGACTCGCTACGCAATGAGCGCAACACAAAAACACGCTAAAAGACTTATTTTAAACGGTTTCAAAGGAATTTCTAAAATAATTTTTTAAACGACTCTTTTCTAAGGCTGTTTCTGCCACGCCGACCAACCAACCACGTCAAACAAGACTTTCGCCATTCTAAGATTTGTAAACGCATCAAGCAAAGGTTCTTGCTCACAAATGTTGTATTCCTTACAAAATAATCCTGCATAATGTTTGTGCGATCGCAACCAATGCACGCCATTTAATTGCATTAAACCAGTGTCTGATCTGTGATTCCATTCAGTAACTTTTGTTACATTACAAAACTTATCCACAGCGTCACCACCTTTACGATTCGGGCAACAGCCTGACTCACGAGCAGAAATCATTTTTACCATAGCCAAATCTTTCGGTAGCCAGCCAGCAGATAAAGCAACCTGATCTATCCAAGAACAGTCGCCCCACATAAATTGTTTGGGGTAAACATAATCGGCTGCAATAACATCTATCGCATCAACACGCACGAGGCTATCTAGATCAATAGCGACACTTCTTAGATCGTTAGGTGCGCTCACAGCGTGCGCAATTCCACCTAGCCAAATAAAACATATACAAATTCCTGCAATAACTTTTTTCATATAACTCCGATTCACCTTGTCCTCCTTCTGAACGTGGTTGTTGGTTTGTTAGTTTTCTTTGTTCTGTCCTTGACAGGTCGTGGCGTAGTCGCTCATCGTTCGCCTCAGTCGGCGTATGTTTCAAGTATAGCGTTTTTGTGCGTAGCGTTTTATACACAAACTATTTTTTCTATGTTTGTGTGTCTAAGTCAGTATTATGTAATGCCCCCATCGCATTGCCTCACTGCGATTCCCTATTTCTTTATTCTCTCTGCGCCAAACACCATAATTACTTACAGCGTTTTCTACCCTCGTTACCGAGTGTCACCAACTACCTTGCGAACGGTTTAGGTCTGTGAATGTTCTTCTCGTTATCGGTAACAGTTATTTCGTTTTACAAATACACCTTTTAACAACTCTGTACTGGTGACCTAAATGAAGTTCTGTATAAGACTCATCAAGAAGAGTTTTATCTGCGAAGTTCCAGCGTTCGCCGTTATCCCAACCTGTACCCAAACAGATCTCACAGTTCTGAACCATCGCTGGAATCGTGTAAGCGTGCAACTGGCGAAACACTCTGTGAACTTCTTTTAATGATGGGAACTTTTCAAATTGTTCCATTATTAGCGGAATAACTTTTCGTGCATCTTCAACGGTTTGAAAAGTCAAAAAGTCATCACTTGTCCAAGTATTTTTAACAGTGTTGCGAGCGATAATCGTTGTAGGAAACAAACCACAAATACGATCAATCATTCCTTCTATCTGTGCCGAGTTCATTTACCCTCCTCAAGGTTTCTAAAAATAGCCCAATGCGAATCAACTTCAACAAACAATTCGTTCTCACTATACTTCGTATCCTTTTTAACTATCGGCGAAGCCATAAAGTCTTTACCGCTAATAAAAAGGGCGTGCGTGCGAAAATGGTTCAACATCACAAACCAAGTCTCAACATTCGCTTCAACAAACTTTCGTTTACGTGCCGAAAAATGTATATGCTCAAAAGGAAATAGATCGCCTCGCCAGTTGTGTTTAACCTCAACTTCAAAAGCAAACTGCCTACCCCAACGCAAAGCCAAAATATCTATACCAAACTTGTCAGGGTTTACAAAAGATTTGTAGCCTTTACTGTTAAGCCACTCAACGATCTGATGCTTTGCCCAATCATCTTGCTCATAGTGTTCTTGGCTAAATACTTTGCTCACGCTGTACCCTCATAAAAGTCGTGCATAGCAGGGCGCACTAACTCTTCCCAAGTGCTTAACTTGATCATCACTAAGCCCTCTTTGCCCCAATCGTCAGGCATAAGAATCGCTCGGGTAGGTTTACGCCTAGACCCATAATCTGCCTCGTTAGAACGCACCTGAGCGTCTATGCGAAGCCACGCAGTCACGACAGCGCCTATCTGCTTACCTGATTTTACTTCATTGGCGAATAACACATCTTGCCAGTTTTCTTCGTTAGCGTCACCGAACTTGTTTGAAGGCGCTACACCTAAACGCTTGCGTGCGACACGCTGCTTGCTTAAGCCTTTTGTGCGAGATCGTTTGCCTCGTGCTGTCGGGTCGGCACAACCTCTTACACGCCTCCAACCATCTCTCGCAGGTCTGCCGAGTGTGCCAAACTTCGGGCAACCATCTGCTTTGCAATAAAGTTGTGTTCCTTGACAGTCGCCTTTTCGTTCATCACTCATCATCTAATTCTTTCTCACCGCAAAACGGTTTCTGCGGTACAACTCGTCTAATAAAACAAGAACACAACCTAGCGTTCACCGAACACCAAACCTTTTATCTCTAATAACACGCCGTTCAGAAGGTGTCTTTCCACCATACATACCCCACTTATCATCAGTATCAGGAAACGCTAAAACCAATTCCAAACACTGCTCAGTAACAGTACAACGAGCGCAGATCGCTCTCGCATCATTCCAACCAGCATCGGTAATTGCTAACCCGATGCCAGTTGGTGGAAAGAACACAGTATGTTTAATACCACGACAAGCAGCAGACTCTCGCCAATGATCACGCTTTTCAATCATTAAAAAGGTTCTTCAGGTGCGCCAGTTTGAAGATTCATAATATGTTTAATCAACTCTGAACCTTCTTTAGTAGTCAAAGTATTTAGATTGTCTTTGCTAAACATTTCTTGAATTGACGGTATAACATCGCCGTTCAATTTTTCTTTAGCCAACTTAGAAATCAAACCCTTCTGCTTATCTGAAATTAAACCACCGATAGAAGTCACTGTTGCTGGTTTAGTGAATACTTCTTCTATTTGTTTAATCGTCATCGGACTAGCAGGGTGATTTTGTTTTGCTTCTTGCATAGGTGCGGAAACTGTCGCTGGTTGATCCCGATCTTGTTTAGACCAAAGATTCAAACAAATACCAAAGCGCATCGCTGCATTTCTTAAGAAGTCACCGATCAATTCTTTCTCGTAATCAGGCTTGTTAAACTTTTCGCCAGTACGAGTTGTCATAACCGTGTTTGCTGTCCCTACGCCTGTCAAGGTCTTGTTAAGCAAGGTTAAGTTGCCCCACATCGTAGCGACACCGTTTGATTCGTGAATCGCTGGTCTGCCATCAACCCACGCTGCAGGTTGCCAGTTCCACATCGGGTCAATCTCAATCAAGATTCTTGTTATCTCTGCGTGACCTACGAAGTCAAGATTAACACCATTCTTGGTTATCATTCCTACGATCTTTGGGTCGGGTGTTGCGTATTGTTCTAACACTGCTTTTAGCATTAGTGCTTCTGTTTCATTACTCATTTTTTTGCCTTCTTTCTGTTTGGTTTTGTTTTCTTTAATAAAGTTTCTTTACAAGCACCTAAGTTCCTGTGAAAACCGTTAATGGTTTCGCCTACTAAAACTGAACCATCTTCTTGCAAAGTTGCTGAAGTAAGTGAAATAAGTTCCTGACCACAGCCTTTACAGATTCTTTTTCTGCCCATTACTTCGCCTTCTTTCTGTGTGTTCTCATAACACGATAAGGGTTACCTTGCTTCTCATATTGCTTAACTAACTCAGGTTGCTCACTCTTCAATCGGGTCATATCAAACGACATCTTGCCAGCCTGCTGTTTCCAAGAAACAACTTGCACACCATCTACTAAACCGATCTCGTTGCCTTTCAACATTTGTGCAATAGCATCTTTTGCTTTCGTTTCCATCTCTGTCGCCTGTTTGCTTTGCTGTCTCGCATCTTCTAACGCCACAAGCCAGTCAATCACCACAACATCAAGTTCAACACTTGTCGGTTCAACTTTATAGATTCGTGTAATGTCATCGGCAGAAAAATTGTTCAACTCCTCATCAGGCACAACGCCCTGATCAATCCAATCACCAAACACTTGTGCCTCTAATCGCAGACTATCTATCGCCTCACGATTCTCAGGGCAGCAAACCATACTGATCTTTAGGTCACGATCAAGAACCGAGAACCAAACGGGACAATTTAATACTGCTTGCTGTGTCCAGCCTTGCCACAACCACTCGTCAGGCAGATCGCTTGCATCGTTAATTGAATATCGTGTAGTTGTTTTCGCTTCAACAACAACGCTTGGCGCAAGTTCAGAATCAACACCGTCAAGCGACACCGAGAACCTATCCTCACGATAAACATATTCAGGCGTATAAATGTTTACACCAAGAAACTCTGACGCTGCTTCAAGCAAAGGTTTCTCTAAAAGATTCCCACGCCTAAACACCGCCGAATCTGCTTGCACTACTGGTTCATTAAGTTTGTCTGCGAACAGTTCGCCACGAGTCTTGTACGGTGACGCACCCATTAACACAGGCACATCAGACGCACCGAATACGCATCTGCCTTGCTCATCACGCCACCTACTTAACAACCATTCTTTGCTTCCGTGTTTGTCTTTAAGTATTCGTTGCATTTTTGACCTCCTCAGGTATTTGTTAATTAAATTATGGCTTAAGGGTGTTGCAGACTAAATCAATATCAACTTTATTCCTTTCCCATATTTGAAACCGCAAAGCCTTTTGACAAGGCTCACAATAGAACCCTGCCCAACCGCCAGCGCACGAGTCGCCAGCATAAACAGTGGCGACCTCGCCACAACCTTGATCACATTTGCGAATCATTGAAACCTGCGATCTCATCAATGTCGCTAAACTTGATATCTGTTTCACACAAACTGTTCTTAACAACATTCCACCTCTCAATCGTTAAAGTCGTTTCAGTCTTACCAACAATTTGCCCATCGTATTCTTTATTGTCGTTCATAGTTATCAAATAATAATCGCCTAACTCAATGATCTCTTTTATTTCATTATTTTCCAACTCATATTCAATATTCATTATGCCTCCTCTGTTGTTATTTGTTTCCAACCACAAGCAGCACACTCAAGTACGCCTGCAGCAAGTTGTTTAGCGCAACCACGACAGGCAATACCTCTGCGCCTGCGCTGGCTGTGTTCTTTGAAACCCTCATCGTGTGTCCTCATATAGTGCAACATATGATCAGTGATGTTCTTAAACTGTTCACCGCAAACTGCGCACTGGCAAGTCACTTTAGTTTTCATAAGCCCTCGTGAACTCATAAGCCCTCTTAAAGTTCCAAACATTGGGATCATTCAAAGATTTAACTTTGCGTAAAGACTTCACTTGGTTAGTTAAGTTGTTAAAGTTTTTGCGATCATCACTTGAACCATCAGGCGAGTTGTTGTAAACAAACCAATCACATTCACTAATCAAGTGATCAAGTTCTATAGGTGTCACATCAACGCTGACACCTGTTTTAGTTTTCGTTGCACGATCTAACACATTGAACAACACTGCGCCTCGCTCATCTATCGCAGCGTTGTCATTGAAGTAGCCTCGTATCTTACATTCCTCCAAGAACGCTTTACCTAATCTGATTTTCATTTAGTCCTCCTCTTGAACTTTGGTAATTTGTTTTCTAACACTTTTCGTTGCTCGTAACCACATTAAACCGAAAGGGTTTTTATCTTCGCTATTAAACTCTGCTTGATAATCCCCATCTGCCAAATACTCTTTGATGGCTGACTCACTCATCTCAACTGTCGTTACTGTTTTAGTTGCCTTAATGATTGTGTAAATTGAACTTGGTTGATCAATATGAACTTTAACTGTGTCGGTACTTTCATCTGAACAATACAATCTGCTCTCGTGATCGCTTAACGCCTGACTTGATAATTTTAATTTCATAAGCCCTCCTCTTGACTTATCAAACAAACTGTTTGCTTGATGAGTTAAGTATATCAACTACACCAACAAACCACTCATTCATTTAACCCTTATAACATAAAGGGATTACGAGGAGTTGCCCCAACATTCCTGTCAAGGCAACTCAACTCGTAGCGCAAAACGGAGAAGGAGTACATCTCACGCCAAACCGAACACTACATCAAAACTTTCATACTGCGCACCATCTCAACAGGCACAGCCAAAATATGATCACACTCATCGCCAGTAAGAGATTGCGCTAAAACAATATGCCTCGGCTTTGCATCAGGCAAAAGAAAACCAACCGACTCAACAACAGCAGGCTCAACATCAATATCTGCAACATCAATCCAAGTAGAAGCAACACTGTGCGCATCGTGCCAAACAATAAGCACAATCGTTGCCACAAACTACCAGCCTTCTTTTTTACGATCAACACAAAACACAGGCGCTTGAATCGTGATGTTTCTTTCAGGTGTAATAATTGCCAACGCCTGCTGCGGTGCTTCGTGACCAAACCCCATCAACATCGCATACTCGTCAAAACCTTTCAGACTTCCATTAACAATCATTGACGGTGTAGAAATATATTGATGCCAATGACCGAGCCACAAAGTTTGAAATGATTTGCCTGTTGCCATATATCGTGATTGTTTTCTCGCACGCATACGCATAATCGGAGGATAGATACCACCGATACCACCGCCACCTGAAACTTGATCGCCGTGAGTTATCAAATGTCCGTGACCATAAATCTTGATCAACGCATCAGCAGATTCAGGAATATCAAAACTGATTCGCTTATCTAACCTGAAATGTCGCTCAACCATTTTAGATAACAGATAATCAAAGTTTGTTTTCACACGCTGCTTCATACGAGGCTTGCGAGTAGTCCTGCCGTGATTGCCGACAACGCTTGTTACAAAACATTTGCCGAACTCATCTGTCAAAAGTTGTAGAGCAGCAGCAACTTGTTCAGACCAAAACAGTAGCGACCCGATCATTGTGTCCTCATTAGTCAAAGCAAGTTCTTCGTGAATGTCACCAGTAAAAATGTCGCCACCCAAGATCACAACAATTCCGTCATAAGAAACACCTGAAAGATAATGGCGTGAAAGTTTGATCACATTCTGCGCCCACTTCTCTAAACGCATCACAGCGATCTCACGGTTGTAACAATTCAAACCCTCCATCTCATCAACATTCACAACCTCGTCAAAATGTGTATCAGACAAAATAACAACAAGTGTCGCTGCCGATAGTTTAGGTTTCGTTGGCACAAGCCACGCTGGAGGATTAATCGCAGTACCTTCGGCACGATCAACAATTTGTAAACATCTTTCAACGCTTTCAAGTTGTGTAGTCAATCGTGCGTTCTGATTAGCGAAACTGTCACGCTGCTTGCGTAGTCTCACCAACTCTGTTTCAAATTGTGTTTGCTGCTCATTCTGTAGATCATCTTTGAGGCTCATAAATGTTTAACCCTGAACCTGCCAACAGATTGCCTACTAACTTCATAACCTCGCTCGTTCAAAACTTTAGCGATAACAGTTGATTGAATAGTCTCATCTGCTAAAGCGACCAGCAAATCTTGCTGATCTTGTTTTTCTAAACTGTTAAGAATTGTGTCAAGCCCACTTTTAGCGCCACCTGTTTTGCTAGGTGAGTTTTTTATCTGATCTAGTAACTTGCCCATTCAATGTGCCTTCTTCGTGTTGGTTGATATGTTTTTCTAACTTGTCATCTACCCGATTAACTGTTTTGAAAATCATTCTTAACTGCGACTGAACTATGGCGTGATCTTCACTATTAGTTTTGTTTGCTTCTCTTGCTTCT